AAATGTTAGTTAAAGTTACAAAAGACACAGTTAAAATTGTTGAAGAAGATTATATATTAAACAAAGGTGAATATCATATCAATACTTGTTATTTTGAATTCAGTGATGAATATACTGATGATTTAGTTAAAAAAGCTATATTCGTACATGGAGATACAAAAAAAGAAATGTTGATAGCTAACAATCAATGTAATATACCTTACGAAGTGTTAGTTAATGATGAGTTTGAATTAAGAGTATATGCTTATGAGATAGATGAAAATGAGGAATTAGTTTTAAGGTATTCACCAACTTATACAAATGCTTATTTACGAGAAGGTAGTTATGTAAGTGGTGCAACAGCAAGTGAAGAAATAACACCAACACAATTTGAACAATATCAGCAAGCATTACAAGATGGACTAGCAGAAGTTAATGAAAAGTTAGATGATGTAAATACAGCAATAACTGAGGCAAATAATTTGGATGCTGATGTAATTAAGGTCGCAAAGATTTCTACTTTATCAATAACAAAAAAAGATGGTACAATTAAATCAGTTGATATTTTAGATGGTGCTGATGGAAAAGATGGTGAAACTGGTCCAGCAGGTAAGGATGGCAAAGATGGAGTTGATGGTAAAGACGGAACTGATGGAATTACACCAACAATTGGAAATAATGGTAATTGGTATTTAGGAGACGAAGATACTGGTAAGCCAAGTAGAGGTGCAACTGGTGAACAAGGGCCAGCAGGTAGAGATGGAACAAATGGTGCAGATGGAATTGATGGTTTTAGTCCAATTGCCAATGTTTCAAAAAGTGGAACAACATCAACAATAACAATTACTGATAAGAATGGAACAACAACAGCTTCTGTTAATGATGGAATTAATGGTACAAATGGTCAAGATGGGCAAGATGGATACAGTCCAACTGCAAGTGTAAGTCAAAGTGGCAAAGTGACAACTATTTCAATAACTGATAAGAATGGAACTACAAGTGAAAGTATTGATTTAACAAATTATATTACTAATACTGATTATGCAGGTTTAAATATAGCTGGTGTAGTAAAAGCCAATATAGCATATGGAACAAATGTAACTTCTGGTGGTATTATATATCCAATAGAATTAAATTATGTACAATATCAAAGTGCAGGAGGAGAATGTGCTATTGGTAAAAGCACTCTTGAAAATGTAATTACAGGTAAAGAATTAGTAAATAAAACCTATGTTGATGGTTTAGTTGGAGATATAAATACAGCATTAGATGGTATTAATGGAGAATCTATATGAGTTGGAAACAATTAAAAAATAACTCTTATTATTCAATAAATGAAGATGGTGTAGTCAAGAGAAATGCTTATATAAGAGTTGATAAATTAGGAAGAACTACACAAGTAAAAGAAAAAATATTGAAACAACAATTAGATAAACATGGTTATTATAGAGTAACTATCACCTGTGGACGAAACAAGCCTAAATTTTGTTTAGTACATAGATTAGTAGCAGAAACATTTATAGAAAATAAAAACAATTTACCTGTTATTAATCATAAAAATGAAATAAAAACTGATAATAATGTAAATAATCTAGAGTGGTGTTCTGTTTCTTATAATAACAATTATGGTGAAAGACAAAAAAAAGTTAGTAAAACACAAGGTAAAAAAGTTATAGGAACTAATGGAATAGAAACAATAATATTTAATTCTGCAAATGAAGCAGAGAAATATTTTAAAAATAAAAAAGGTTCTAATATATCTCAATGTGCTAATGGAAAATTCAAACAAGTTTATGGTTATGAATGGAGGTGGGCATAGTATGGGAACTACAGCTGAAAAATTAACCTATTTAAATAATACAAAATTAGCTATCAAAAACGAATTAAATAAATTAGGTGCTGAAATAGAAGATAGTGATACTTTTAGAAGTTATGCTACTGCTTTAGAAACAATTTATAATGATTATCCTACAGTAAGTGGTAGTGGTAGTAGTATTTCATTAAACAATACAAAGAAAGCTCCTTTTAAAGAAATTTCATTAAACTCAACAGAACTAACACAAGATGGAACACCAAGTCCAAGTAGTCCTGTTGATGTTAATGTTATTAAGGGTGATAATACAATAACAATATCAAATAGTGATAGTAGTGAAGAACAAAACTATAAGATTAGTTTAGCTAGTAAGAATTTGTTTACTACAACTGGTAACTTTTCTTTAGTAACAGGTTATTCTACTTATGAAATAATTGGAACTAATAGTTTAAGTGTAACTTCAACAGGTACTACCTATTCATATAGATATGTAAGGTTTAAATTAAGTAATTTGGTCATTGGGCAAAAATATTATGTTTCTGCTGATTTTGTTAATAGTGATGATACAACAACTATTCCATTATATATAAGAAATACTGCAGATAATACTACATTAAATTCGGATGATTCTTTTGTAAGTGGTAGCTATCTATCTTTTACGGCAACTGAAACAAGTGCTATGATAAGATTTTATGCAAGTGGTGCTACGGCAAAAATAAATACTTGTACTTGGACAAATATAATGGTTTCTACTTCAAATGAAGATACATTCGAACCATACTATAACCTAGAATATTGTAAAATAGGAGATTATGCAGACCAAATATTTAAGAATACAACTGATAGCCCATTTTATGATAATACATTAGTAGAGAACGAGTGGTATTTGAAGAAGAAAGTATTAAAAATAGATAGTTATAATGGAGAAACAATAACAACACCTTATATTTCAACAACAGGAGGTTTAGATACAGGAGCAACAATTTATTATGGATTATCAACACCAACCTACACCCAAATATCACAAGAAAATTACCCAACATTAAGAGGTCAATTAGAAGATATATACAACAATTCAAAATCTTATAATGGACAAACTAATATAACTCAAACAAATGATGATTTACCATTTAATTTAAGTGTAAGTATTTTAGAAAAATAGGAGTTGATTATATGCTATCTGATGAGGTTTTAGAAAAGGTAATTAGTAGATTAACTGATAGAATTAATAAAGGTAATGAATATATTATTAATGAAATAGGTAAGAGTATTGGGCAATTAAGAACTATAACACCAAGCAAAGCTCATCAATTAGCACAACTTTTAAAATATGGTGGTAGTTATGAAAAGATAGTTAAAAAACTTGCTGATATTACCAAGTTAAATACAAAAGAAATTTATGAAATATTTGATGAGGTTGCCAAGAATGATTATGAATTTGCAGAACAATTTTATGATTATCGTGGCATTGATTATATACCTTATGATGAACATAGTGCATTAAAAAAGACAATTGATGCCGTTACTAAAATAACGGCGGATGAATATGTGAATATATCACAAACAAGTGCAATTGGTTATGTAATTAAAGATAGTGATGGCAATTTAGTTCTTAGGAATATAAAACAAGCATATTATGAAATGATAGATGAAGCGGTGTTAAATGTAGGAACTGGTAAAGAAACTTTTGATAGTGCTTTATATAGAAATTTGAAACAAATTGGTGAAAGTGGATTAAGAGTTTTTTATCCTACAACTTATGTTGATAAAGATGGTATGGTGCATCAATATACAAGAAGATTAGATTCTGCAATGAAAATGAATATGCGTGATGGTTTAATGCAATTACATAATGAAACACAAATGATATTTGGTGAGGAATTTGATGCGGATGGTGTAGAAATATCAGTTCATGCTAACCCGGCTGATGACCATGCCGATGTTCAAGGCCGACAATTTAGTAAAGAGGAATATGAAAAATTACAAACGGAAGGCTATGCTAAGGATTATAAAGGCAATTATGTTGATATGAGACGCTATTCCAAAAAAGGAAATATGTCTTTTAGACCTATTGGTGAATATAATTGCTATCATAAAGTATTTAATGTAGTATTAGGCGTGGATGACCCAGAGTATTCAAACGAGCAACTTGAAAAAATCAATGAAGAAAATGAACAAGGTTTTGAATTTGAGGGCAAGCATTATACTAATTATGAAGGCACTCAATTACAAAGGCATATTGAAACAGAAATTAGAAAAGCAAAAGATAATCAAATAATTGGTAAGGCAAGTAAAAACGCACCGCTTGTTGCTGAAAGCCAGCAACGGATAACACAACTTACCAATAAATATCGAAAGTTAAATAAAATAAGTGGATTGCCTGATGCAATTTCAAGAGCTAGGGTTGTTAATTATAAAAGAACAAGTATAAAGAAATTAAAATAATTTCTTTTTTTTATTTAAAAAAGGTTGATTTTTATATAGTAATATAGTAATATAATATTCAAAGGAGGTGAAGTGTATGGCAAAGCAAGAAAACAAAGAGGTTATATTAAAACCTATACAAATTAAAAAGATTAAAATAACTATTAAAGGTAAATCACCATTAATAGTAAATAACTTTAACGAAAAAAGCAGGCAGCAAATAATAGATGCACAAATGAAAAAAACTAAAACAAAGGAATTAAGAAATCCAATAGAAGATTTTATGAGAGCTTGTTATTGGCTAACACCAATGCCTAGTGAATTTACTGAGGAAAGTTTCGATAAAGCATTGAAAGAGGGTGCTAGATTTGGTTTCCCATCAAAAGGAATTAAAGCTAGTATAGTAAGTGGAGCTTATAGAAATGGTATGACAAAAGATAAAGTTAGTTTATATGGTGCTTTCTTTATACCTGATGAATTTATAGAAATTAAATATAAAGAACTTGAAATGAGAGAAGATTATGTAAGAATAGCACACGGAGGAACTGATGTTAGATTTAGACCAGAGTTTAAAGAATGGTCAATGACTTTTGATATGGAATATAATGAAAATGTATATTCATTAGAACAATTAATCAATTTTATTAATCTTGGTGGATTTAGTTGTGGACTTGGAGAAATGAGAGTTGAGAAAGGCGACAACTATGGTTCATATTTTGTTAAAGCTGATTAATTAATTACTACTTTATATAGGAGATAATAATGGAAGAAATGTGGAAAGATATTGCTGGATATGAGGGGAAATATCAAGTATCTAATCTAGGAAATGTAAAAAGTTTAAAAACAAATAGAAATTTATATTATTCTAAATCAAAAAAATATCTTAGAGTAGGATTATCTAAAAATGGTATTAGAAAAGGATATTCAATACATAGATTAGTTGCTCAAGCATTTCTTCCTAATCCTAAAAATAAGCCATGTATAAATCATAAAGATTGTAATGGACATAATAATAGAGTTGATAATTTACAATGGTGTACTTATAAAGAAAACAATTCATATAAAAATCATAATTTAAAAAAGAATATATCTTCTGTTTTATATTTTTTAAAAAGAGATTATCCTGATGAGATTGAGTTGATTAAAAATAT